CTTCGACGTCACGTTTGCCAAGGTAAACACGGCCCTGGAATGATGCATAGGTACTCATGGTTCGGGATCCTTAAAAGTTGGAATGTCTAAAAAGAAAAATGAAAAAGTGATTCAGGCTTGAATGGAAATGTCAGCAATCAGGGTGCGGTAGGTGATCTGGTAGCGAGCAGACGTGATGGCAGCAACGCCGTCAGCGTCGTCCACTTCCCACTCGGACTCGACTTCCCGCACGCCGAGCGCCAGACCGCCCAGGTTGACGTCAAGCATCAGTGCGGCATGCGCCGCACAGAGCAAGGCATCGGCCACGGTTTCTGGAATTACTGGCGGCACAGCACGCGCCAGCGCTGTGATGCGCACCGTCAACTCGCGGGTGACCCGGTCGTTGGCGCGCTCAGCCAGTGACTCACTCTCAGGAAACACCACCAGGGCTGGGCACTGATCGCGGGTAATGGCAACACTAGGCGTGCGCCACACTGAAGCTGCCTGATCCGTGGCCACCGGGTTCAACCGCGCCACCAGCGTCTGCAAAATCCGTTCACGAATGGAGTTCGCTGCCATAGGATTTACACCCGCATCAGTTTGGCGCGCACCTCGGACCCGTCGCCCACGGCCGTGACTTCTCGCACCTGATACGCGACACCCTCGATCTGCACTGATTCGCGGGATTTGAGCCCCACAAAGCAAGAGTTCGGGAAGGTCATCTCGTATTCAGTGCTGACACCGAGCCCTGAGAGCACGTCTTGATCAGGTGCAGAAAACCCGACCGAATGCGTCTGCGCTGCACCGCCATCGCTGGGTTGCCAGACGCAGATCTTGAGAAACCCGACGTTGGCAGCGGCCAGATAGATTTTTTCGACCAAGGTGGTC